ATGAGCGGCAAATCCCTCAACGATCTGGCGCGGGATCTGGCCAGGGCACGCGCGGCTGCCGACAGGCGGCCGGACGACAAGGCGGCCGAGATCCGCTTTCACGAGGCGCGGATCGCCTATCTGGAAGCCGAGCTTTTTCTTTGCCGGAAAGACCTGGCGCATTGGCAACTGCGGTCGATGGCGCTTGGCCGCGCATTGCGGCGGCGGGTGGCGGCGTATCGGCGGTTGGCGGAAACGGCAAGCAAGGGCGCGATCAAGCGACGCTCGCGCGGCCCGGCGCCGGTACCGGCTCAGGCGGTGCTGTTCGAAATCGTAGGGCAGGGGGTGGCCGCATGATTTCCGACGTCCGAACACCGATGCTGGATCCGTCCGATCCGGGTTTGCCGGAGATCGAAACGAATGACCGGGAAGCGCTGGAACTGGCGACGGAGGCGGCCTGCAAGCGCTTCCGCAAGGCGCATCCGGACGGCGTGCCGAACGAGATGCCTTTCGCGCCGCTGAGCGACGACGACGCGGCGGCGGCCGAGCAAAGGGCGCGGCGTTATGCCAGCCGGGGGCGCATGGGTGACCCGGTTTTGTGGTGCGACCTGGGGATTGCGCTGTAATGGCGGGCTATCTCGAAAAGCGCGAGATCGGCCCGGCCACGCTCTACCTGGGCGATGCGCGGGAGATCGTGCCGGCGCTGCCCAAGGCGCATCTGTTCGTCTCCGACGCGCCGTATCGGCTCACCTCCGGCGGGGCGGCCAAGACCTCGTCCAGGCACAAGCCGATGACCGTCGGCTGGATGGCGGACTATTCCAACAATGGCGCCATCGTCCATTGCGATATCGATTGGGACGAGGTCGCCGCGCTGGCCTTCGAAGCGCTTGTCGACGACGCCGACTGCTACCTGATGGCGAACGACAAGAACGTGTTCCCGGCGCATGCGGCGGGGGTCCGCGCGGGTTTCCGCCTGCATAATCTGCTGGTTTGGGGCAAGGGAACGGCGACGGCGAACCGCTGGTTCATGAAGGACTGCGAGTTCACGCTCTACCTGTTCAAGGGGCGGGCGAAAACGATCCTCACCCCCGGTGCCAAGCAGCTTTCGCAAATCCCGCAGCGCGACGAAACCGGCCACCCGACAGAAAAGCCGGTGCTGGAAATGGAGCGTTATATCCGCGCCTCGGCGAAGCCCGGAGAAACGGTGCTCGACCCGTTCATGGGCTCTGGCTCCACTGGCGTCGCGGCCGTGCGCGCCGGGCGGCGCTTCGTCGGCGTGGAGATCGAGCGGCGGTGGTTCGACGCCGCCTGCCGGCGGATCGAGGCGGCGGCCGCCACGCCCCGCCCGCGCGGGATGTTCGATGCCTTCGAGGGCGAGCAGGTGGAGATGGCGACGGGAGGTGTGGGGTGAACGTGCAGCCATTTCTTTTCGGTTCCGGATGGATAGAAGTCAAAGACGGTAATCCGACCGCTCGCGACCTGTTCACGCGGCATTATTCTAATCAGTACGGCCGCCGAGGCCGTCGTCAGCCGAAGCTGATAATTGGGCCGGGTTTCAAGCTTGTTTTAATTTCTGTCGATGGCGGAGCGGTTTGCGCTTGGCGCAAGGAAAAGCATAGGGCCGACGGCCAACAGGGCGTTGAATGCTGCATTTTCCGCCGAGAGCAAGGGGACGTCGCCAGCCAGTTGCTGAAAGACGCGATGCGTTTGGCATGGGATCGGTGGCCTAATTCCCGCCTGTTCACGTTCGTCGATCCTCGCGAGGTCGCTCCCACGATGCGGGCCGGCCGGCCGACATGGGGACACTGTTTCTATCAGGCGGGGTGGCGGTTCGCCGGCATTTCGAAGAAGCGGCTGCATATCCTTGAGTGTTTGCCTGAGATGGCTGGAGGGACGGCGTGATGGACGGCCTGCGCGTTCTGGTCGGCTGCGAATATTCCGGCATCGTGCGTAGGGCCTTTGCCGCGCGCGGGCATGATGCATGGTCCTGCGATCTGCTGCCCGCCGAGGACCGGTCTAACCGGCACATTGTCGGCGATGTGAGGGATCACCTCGACGACGGCTGGGACTTGCTTGTGGTGGCGCACCCGCCATGCACACGGCTTTGCCGCTCCGGCCGGCGGTGGCTTTCCGGCCCCGGCAACATGACGCCGCCGAAGAAGCTGCCGAGGGGGCGGACCTGGGACAGCATGATTGCCGAGTTCGAGGACGGCCTCGACCTTTTCGTCGCTTGCTGGCGCGCGCCGATTGCGCGGGTAGCGATCGAAAATCCCGAAATGCACGACCTTGCCCGCGCGCGCATGCCGAACGATGTGCCGCGACCGCAGATGGTGCAGCCGTTCTGGTTTGGTGAGCCGCAGTACAAGGCGACGGGCTGGTATCTGCGAGGGTTGCCTGACCTGCAGGAGACGAGCCGCCTGCCGGAGCCGGAGCGCGGCAGCGAAGAGTGGAAAGCCTGGAACCGCGTCTGGCGCATGCCACCGGGCAAGGACCGGGCAAAGGAACGCGCCCGCTTCTTTCCCAGCATGGCTGATGCCATGGCCGAACAATGGGGCGGGCGGGCGCTGCAAGAGGTGGCCGCATGACCCGGTTTGCCGATTCCGAAATCGCCCGCGTGAAAGACCAGCCGATCTCCGAGGTGATCGGTCGTCATGTGGACTGGGACAGGGCCAAGAGCGTGCCTTCGAAAGGCGACTTTTGGGGCTGCTGCCCGTTTCACGGCGAAAAGACGCCGTCTTTCCACTGCGAAGACGGCAAGGGCATCTACAAGTGCTTCGGCTGCGGCGCGACGGGCGATCATATCCGCTTCATCCAGGAGTATCTGGGCAAGAGCTTTGCCGAGGCGGTGGAATATCTCGGCGGCTCGCCGGACGCGCAGCCCGACCCGGAAACCGAGGCCCGGCTTGCCGCCGAACGCGAGTGCAAGCGGCGCGAGCAGGACGCGGCCAGCGAGCGCTATCGCGAGGAAGAGCGGCGCAAGGCCTATGCAATCTGGCGCGAGGGGCGGCCGTTACCGGGCACCGAGGCGGAAGCCTATCTTGCCGCGCGGGGCCTCGCGCCCGTGCTGGACGGATTGCGGCTGCGCTATGTGCCGAGCCAGCCCTACTGGCACCAGAAAAAGGCGCCGGGCGAGAAGAAGCCGAAACCCTATGTGCTCTATTCCGGCCCGGCGCTGCTTTCGCCCATGACGAGGCCGGACGGCACATTCGCCGGCGTGCATATCACCTGGTTCGACCCTGACCGACCGGGGAAAAAGCTGGCCCTTGGAGACCCGGAAACGGGCGAGATACTGCCGGCGAAGAAGATCCGCGGGTCGAAACGGCAGGCGGCCGAACGGCTGATCATGCCGGCGGCGTTCGACCGGCTGGTGATCGGAGAAGGGCGGGAAACCGTGCTTTCCGCCGCCCGCGCCGAAAAGGCGAAAAGGCCGGATCGCTTTGTCCGCACGGCCTTTTGGGCGTCGATCGACCTGCAGCATATGGGCGGCAAGGCGACCGAGACCGTTGCGCATCCGACCCTGAAAACCGCGACCGGGCGGCCGGCGCGCGTGCCGGGGCCTGTGCCGGACATGAGCGACGAGGCGGCGATCCCGCTGCCGGATTTCGTGCGCGAGGTCATCACCCTGGGCGACGGCGACAGCGACCGTTTCACGGCCGAGCAGGTGCACGCCCGCGCGGCGGCGCGATGGGCCATGCCCGGACGCACGATCGTCGCGGCATGGGCGCCGGAAGGTAAGGATTTCAACGATTTGGCGATGGAGGGGGCATGAACCCGGAAGGCGAATTCGTGCCGGAGGCAGATGAGCAAATAGCCGGGATGCTGGACGCGGCGTCCGGCATTGCCGACCCGAACAATCTTCCGCCGTCTCAACGGCCCGATGACGACAAGGAGGCGGACCCCAAGGCAATCGAGATGTGCGCGGGCCTGGACGCATCGGATACCGACAATGGCAAGCGTCTGATTGCCCATTTCGGCCGCGATCTTTGCGTCATGGCCATGGACGGTTCGACCGGCGGCGACTGGCTGTCGTGGACAGGCACGCACTGGGACATGGCCGAAGGGGCGGCGCGATCCCAGGAGATGGCAAAGCGGGTGGGCGACCTGATCATGCTGGAGGCCGACTATCTGGCGATGACCCCGGACGAAGCGGCGGCCGTGAAGGCGGCAACGGAGGCGGGCGCGCCAATCGACCAGATTTCGAACCCGCATCGGGATCTGGCAAGCTTCCCGGAACCCTGGAAGCCGGGGGCGAAGGCCTTCAAGTCTCTGGAAGGCCGCAAGGCCAAGCGGCGCGGTTTTGGCGTGACCTCAAAGAACGCCGGGCGGGTGGACAACATGCTGAAGATGGCGGCAAGCCAGCTTCGCCGCGCGGTGGGTGATTTCAACCTCGACCCGCATCTTGTGGGGACGAAGACGCACACGCTGAAGTTTCGCAAGGTGCTGGACCCGGAATGCCCGGACCCGGATGTCGATCGCTACACCTACGAGATGGAAGCAACGCGCGGGCATCGGCGCGAGGACTGGCTGACTGCCGTCGTGCCTGTGGAGTGGCGCGGCGAAGATTATCCCGCCCCAAAGTGGCAGGCGTTCCTCGACCGGATGATGCCCGACAAGGACAAGCTGCGCACGGTGCAGCAGATGGCCGGGCTTGGCCTGCTTGGCGTGCCGATCCAGAAAGTGATGTTCCACTATGGCATGGGCGCCAACGGCAAGTCCGTCTTCCTGGAGACGGTGGCGCGAGTAATCGGGCCGGGCCTCATGGTGGGCCTGCCACGGGAATCCATCGTCGGCAGCGGCGAGCGCGGGGCAGGCGCGGCCTCGCCCGACCTGGTGCGCCTTTATGGCAAGCGCATGGTCCGCGTGCTGGAAGTGCCCGCCGACGTGCCGCTGCAGGAAGACCTGATCAAGCGGCTGACGGGCGGCGAAGCCTTTCCCGTTCGAACTCTGTTCAAGGGGTTTTTCGAGTTCCAGTCGGTCGCCACGCCGCACATGTCCGGCAACGGCTTCCCGACCATCGACGGCACGGATAACGGCATCTGGCGCCGCATGCTGGTGGTGCACTGGGACCAGACCTTGCCGGAGGAAGAGCAGCGCGATTTCGAGGAAATGGTGGGCGAGCTGGTGCGGGAGGACGGGCCGGGCATTCTGGCCTGGCTGGCGCGCGGGGCGCTAGACTATCTGCGGCACGGATTGTTCGTCGCAGACGCGATCAAGGCGGCGACCGACAAGTATCACGGCGAGATGGACCCGATAGGCGAGTTCCTGTCGGCATGCGTTGCCCCGCTTTCGGGCGCACGGGTGCAGGCCAGCACCATGTACGAGGCCTACAAGTCCTGGAGCGATGCCAATGCCAAACGGGTGCGGTCGAACACCAAGTTCGGCCGCGTGCTGGGACAGCGGCTGGCCAAGGAAACCGTCAGCGGCCGCATCTTCTACGAGAACGTTACCTTGCGCGACGTGCCCGAACGGCCGACCCCGAACCCCTACGATCAAGGCGGATTTGCAGGCGCAAACCCTCAAGGTTGGTGATAGTAGGTGAGGGTTACGCGGGGGTTTGGCGACAGTTAGGGGTGTGGGGTTCGTGCGTAAAATCAACGGCTTACGATGGTTGGTGATAGTTTTGGCCGCGTGCGTATATATAATGGGGTGAGGGGAAATGAAATTACACGTATAGATACGTAAAACTATCACCAACTATCACAAAGATAGTTATCTTATTGAAATATAACAATAAAAATAAAATCAAACTGCCACCAAACTATCGCCTGACCATCGAAAACTCTCTTCATGCATTTGAAGACCTCAAGAAAAGGTTCCGATATGTCCGGATTTCATTTTTTCACCTCGAAGGATGCCGCCGAGAAGTCTGCTCACGCCGTTGCGAAGGCCGTGCAGCTTGACGAGGAAGGGCTGCGGATCGGCGGGCCGCAGAATGGCGATCAGGCGTTTCTTTCCAAGGTAAGGTGGCTGGAACAGTTCGACGCCGCGTGCCGCTGGATTTCCGTCCAAGGCAAGACGAAGAAGATCAACCAGCGTCGCAGCTCCTATGGGCTCAAGCATCAGGCAGAGAGGGTCATGGGCGGCTACATCAGCAACTCGGCGATGATCGCGGCGGCCGTGCATTGTGGTTTCAATCTGGCCCGCTTGAGGGACGGCAGCCGCAACGCCCAGTTCAACATCTCCAGCAAGATCGTGGAGCCCGCTTCGATCGGATGAGCGGTTCGGGTCAATTGGCGCAATGAGGGCTGGCGACATGAAAAAGCGGATCGACATTGAAGGGTTGCTTGCCTGGGCCTATCGTGAGGAACTGCCCAAGGCGGCGGGGAATGGCGCAGGCGCTGGTATCGTCAACGGTTGGGCGGGCGTTTCCAGCTATGCCGAGTTGCTGACCGTGATCGATCACAACGAATACGGCTGCGTGCCGAACCTTGCCGATGGCGGTGAGCCGCACCCGGACGCGGTGCGCGTGCATGAGGCGGTGGTTGCGCTCGACAGTGTGGCGCTTGACCTGCCGGACGGGTGGTCGCCGATGGAAGAGCTTGGCCAGCATGGCGAGCTTGGCGAAATGGCGGTGGCGGTCGCGCTGGATACGCTGACAGTGGTCGACGGGGCAGGGGTTCGCCGGTTGCGCAATGGACCGGCTAGGCTGGTGCGCAAGCACGCAATCCTTGGCGGCGTGCCCGAATGGCAGTGGGATGGCGAAGAGCCGGCCGCGCGGATTGTCACCGGGCCGGAAGGTGGGCCGTTATGGTTTCGCGAGCGGGTGAGCCGGACGCGGGACGCTTTCGGCAAGGTGATGGAATATCGCTATGAGACGGCGGACGGCTGGGACAAGTACCGCAACAGGCCGAAGCGCGGCGCCTACCAGAAGGCGGAATTGCATCCTGACCCGCTGCCGCTGATCCTCGCGCGGGCCGAATATGAGCTTTGGCACGCCTCGCTGGAGTGCCTTGTGGAAGATTTGCGGCCCGTGCTGGAGCGGTTCGAACTGGCGGAATTCCGCCGCTCGCCGCGACCCTGGCAAACGCCCGACAAAGCCGCGCCGCGCGTACTCGTTGCAAATGCTGCGTTTTCCCGTTGACGCAACCTGAAATTTGACATAGCTCTTGTCACAGATGAAAAGATCACAGCCCGGAGCGGGAAACCGCTGCCGGGCTTTTTCGTGGGCGCTCCGTTCCCCGTCGTCGCGGCGGGTCCTTCCTCGGCTATTAGAGCAATACGGGAAAACTCAGCCCGGGTGTTTTCCAGTCTCGGTATTTTCAAACAGGGTTGACCAAGTTGACGACGGAACCGTTGACGGTTGACGGTCCGGATGCCGATGGCGTCTGGCTGTCTATCGCTGCCATTGCGCGCCAGAAGGGCGTCAGCAAGCAGGCCGTCTCGAAGCGCGTTGCCCGCTATGTCGAGGATGGTTTGCTGGAAACCCGCAGGGCCGGACGCGAAACCCATGTGAATCTCGTCGTCTATGACCGGCTCGTCGGGGAGATGACCGACCCGGCGCAAGAGTTGCGCAACGGCGGCGGCGGCGAAACACTGCCGGCTGGAGACGAAGGCTCCTACAACAAGGCGAAAGCCCGGCGGGAAAACTACCGCGCTGAAAGTGAACGCCTGGATCTCGAAGAGCGCATCGGGAACCTGGTGAAGCGCGATGAGGTCGAGGACCGTATCTTCCTGCTGTTTCGCCGGGTGCGCGACCGGTTAATCGGGTTCCCGGCAATCGTGGCGCCGCGCGTGGCGGCGGCGCCGGATGCGCGGTCGGTGCGCAACATTCTGGACGAGGAAATGCGCAGTATCCTGCAGCAAGCCTCGGAACTGGTTGCATCGCAAGCAGAGGGCGAGCAAGGCGATGAAGACTGACCTTCAGCGCGAAATCGAGGCGCGACTGAAGGGCAATCTATCCTGCATCGCGCTCGCGGCGGCGTCCGGCTTAAGGCCGGATCCTCGGATGCTGATTTCCGAGTGGGCAGAAAAACACCGTGTATTGCCTGAGGGGTCGGCGCTACCGGGTCCGTGGCGCAACGCAACCGCGCCTTACCTGGTCGAGCCGATGGACGTGCTTTCGCCGGACGATCCGGTCTCGGAGGTTGCGATCATCAAGGCGGCGCAATCGGGCGGATCGGCGATTGCCGAGAGCTGGATCGGCGCGATCATGCACAAGACGCCCGCGCCGATCATGTATATCCAGACCACGGTCAAGGCTGCCAAGGACTGGAAAGTCGAGAAACTCGACGAGACGATCCGCGCGACCGACGTGCTGAACCCGGAAAAGGGCGGTGTCGTCAGGCCGATGAAATCCCGCTCCGGCGAGGGTTCAACCTCCGAACGCATACGTTTCCAGGGCGGTTTCCTGCTGCTCGCGGGGTCGAACTCGGCGGCATCTCTGCGACAGCACTCGATCCGCTTCATGGTCCGCGACGATACCTCGGGTTGGGCCGAGGATGCGGACGGCGAAGGCGATCCAGAGAAGCTGTCGGAACAGCGGTTGAAAACCTACAAGGCTTTCGGCCTGTCGAAGTCGCTCGATATTTCGACGCCGGGACTGAAGGGCAAGAACATCGACCGCAAATACGAGGCGAGCGACAAGCGACGCTACTACATGGCCTGCAAGGGCTGCGGGGCGCTGAACGATTGGGACTGGGGCGATGTGAAGCGAAACGATGCACCACCCTATCGTTGCCATGTGATCTGCGAGGTCTGCGAGACCGCGCATTTCGAGGCCGACAAGCGGACGATGCTTGCCCCTGAAAGCGGGGCTTGCTGGATTCCGACCGCACCGGACGAGAATGGAGAGGTGCCGCCTAAAACGATCCCGCGCGAGGAAGCCGAGCGGTGGCGGACGCGGTACACCGGACGCTACCGGGCTGGATTTCACATTACCGGGTTCATGAGCGTGTTCGAACTTTGGGACGAACTGGCGAAACTGGAAGACGAGGCGGGGGACGACCCTGAGATGCTGAAGCCGTTCCAGAATACCTCGCTCGGCCATGCTTATGAGCCGAAGGGCGAAGGCCCGGCATGGGAAAGTCTGTCCGCCCGTCGCGAAGGTGACTGGCATCGCGGAGTAGCGCCGGCTGGCGTCCTGTTCGCCACGCTTTCCGTCGACGTTCAGGGCGATGGCCTTTACTGGGAGCGCGTCGGATGGGGGCCGAACAAGGAAAGCTGGCTGATCGATCACGGCTTCCTGGCCGGCTATACCGACGCGCCGCTCGAGGGGGCGTGGCCGAAACTTGACCAGATCGTCGACCAGGGCTTCCGGCATGCTTGCGGTGCGCGGTGCAGCGACGACCTGATCGGGGTGGACAGCGGCTATCACGCCGAGGCGGCCTATGCCTGGACACGGCGCCGGCACAACGCACTGGCGCTCAAGGGACAGGATGGCTGGTCGAAACTGCCGATCTATCGCTCGGAGTCGCCGGAGGTCCAGAAGACCGGCTTGTCGGCGGGCAAAGCCCGCAAGTTCGGTATTCGCGTCTGGCAGGTGGGCACGTGGGGAATCAAATCGACCCTGATGGTCTATCTGAGCCGGACGCCCCGCGAGGATCGCTCCGGCTTCCCGGTGGGGTACTGCCATTTCCCGGCGGACGCCGAAGAGGAATATTTCCGGCAACTCGTCTCGGAATACGTGACGACGAAAAAGGACCGCAACGGCGAAGTATCGCGGGTCTGGGACAAGCGCGGGCCGAACCACTGGTTTGACTGTCGCGTCTACAACTGGGCATTGACGCATTTCGCCAATCTGTGGGGCTGGTCCGAGGCCAAGTGGCAGGAGCGGGCCGCCTATTATAACGACCTTGCAAAAGAACCGGGCGACATGTTCGGGGCGATGCCTTCGGCAGTCATTGCCGCTCCGCCAATCAGTGACGCGGAAGACGAATTGCCCGCAGGCGACGAGACTTCCGGCGTGAAGGTGAAGACGGGCGGGGCAAAGCGCCCGCCGCGCGACAATGGCCTGAGCGCCCTTGCCAATCTGAACAGGTGACCCGATGGCCATGACACGGCAGGAAATCGAGACGGCAATTGCCGATCTCGAAACGGCGAAGCGTGCCCGCTTGACGGGCAAGGCGCGACAGCAGGTGTCCTATGACGGCGGCGGCGTGACCTTCGTGCCCGCGACAATTGCCGAAATCGAGCAGGAGATTGTCAAGCTTCGGCTGCAGCTCGCGAAGCTGACCGGGGCGCCATCCGGACTCGGACCAATCCGCATCGGCTTTGGAGGCAGGATGTGATGACGGTAAAGCCTCGCGTGAGGGTATCGGCCGGCGACGCGACCGGTGCGAGCGCGCGACCCGCGATGGCCTCGACGAGCGGAGATGCGGCCTATTCGGCAGCTGACAGACGGTCGCAGGCACTTTCGGGCTGGTCTCCGTCGCTCCTGTCGGCTGATGCGGCGTGGCTACATGACCGGGATACCGCGGTTGCCCGGATCCGTGATCTGGAGCGCAACGAAGGCTGGGCCTCTGCCGGCATAGACCGGCAAGTCGACATGCTCGTCGGCGGGACATTTCGTCCGAATGCCAAGCCGGACGCGATGGCGCTGGGGATTTCGGAAGAGGCGGCAACCGATCTTGGCCGGCGTATCCAGTCGGCCTGGCGCGGATTTGCCGAGGATCCAACGTTCCGGTGCGATGCCGAGCGGCAACTGCCGTTTGTCGGCCTGATGGGCCTGATTGCCCGCGAGTTCGTTGCCGGCGGCGAAGCGCTCGGCGTCATCCGATGGAAGCCGCAAACAGGCTGGAAATACGCGACCGCCGTGCATGTGATCGACCCGGACCGACTTTCGAACCCGAATGGCCGGATGGACGACGAGACGATCACCGGTGGCGTCGAGCGGGACGCGGACGGCGCGCCGATCGCCTATCACATTCGCCGTTCACATCCCGGCGACGTCTTCCTTCGCGGCGCAAAGTCCTGGACATGGGACCGTATCGAGAGGTGGGACCAGGTCGGCACGTGGCAGCGGCCGAAGGTGTTCCACGTCTATGACAAGCGGCGGCCCGGGCAGACGCGCGGGATCTCCAAGCTGGTGACGGCTCTGGCCAAGCTGAGGATGCTGTCCCGGTATTCCGAAGCGGAGGTCAAGACGGCTGCGATCAACGCCACGATAGTCGGCGCGATCTACACACAGCTTGGATCGGAATACGCGGCCGAGGCGATCGGCAACGATATTGGCGGCGGTACGACGGACTGGGGGCAGTTCAACAAGCAGAGAGCGCAGTTCTACGAAGAATCGCGCCGGGTGATGGACGACAATCGTTTCGTCACGCTGTTTCCAACCGATCGTCTGGACCTGAATACCCAGCCTCGCCAGACGGCGGGTTATCCGGCCTTCCAGACCGCGTTCCTGCAAGCGTTTGCTGCATCTCTCGGCGTTACCTACGAGCAACTTTCGATGGACTGGTCGCGCACGAACTACTCGTCGGCTCGTGCGGCCCTCAACGAAGTGTGGCGCGGGGTCTGGCGGTTGCGCGGGATCCTGACCTGGGGCGCGGCAAACCTGATCTATGCCGCATGGCTGGAGGAAGCGCTCGACAGCGGGGAAGTGGAAGTGCCGGCCGGTGCAGCGGATTTCTACGATCAGCCGGCAGGGTATCTGCGGGCGGACTGGATCGGTCCTGCGCGCGGTTACATCGACCCCGTCAAGGAAGCACAAGCGGCGGTCCTGCGGATGCAGGGGCAGATATCGACGCTGGAGCGAGAGGCGGCGGAGCAGGGCAGCGACTACGAGACGATCCTTGCCCAGATCGCCCGGGAAAACGCAGATCGCGAGCGTCTCGGCCTGGGCGGTCCAGGTACGGACATGACCGTGCAAGGCCCGTCTGACGACGAACGGCGCCCGGTCGAGGAAAGGGAGCGTCAGGTATGATCCCGCTAGGCAGGCAAGCCTATGTGGCGATCGCCCAGGGCAGCGAAAACGGCTTCGTGCAAACGCTCACGCGGGCGGCGGAGCCGGATAGCAAGGTCCGGGGCGTCGTCTGGCTGGACGAGGTGGTCTCGCGTGACCTTTACGCGTCGGTCGGCGGCGTGGCCGTCGTCGGCGTGCGCGGCTACCTGGTCGATACGCTTCCGTTCCATGGCTCCGACTGGATTACCGGCTACAACGGCATCCGCATGGCTGTCTCGGCAGCCCTTGGCGACCCGGATATCAAGGCGATCGTGCTCGATATCGACAGCCCGGGCGGGATGGTGGCGGGGTGTTTCGAGCTCGTCGGGTGGTTGCGGGACGCTGGCAGGAAAAAGCCGTTGATGGCGATCGTCAAGGACATGGCCGCGAGTGCCGCCTATGCCATTGCCAGCGCAGCAGAGGCGATCACCGTGCCCATGACCGGGTCGGTCGGCTCCATCGGCGTCGTCCGGATGCATGTCGACATCTCCGGGCTGCTCGAAAAGGGCGGATGGAAAATCACTGTCATCCAGTCGGGAGCGCGCAAGACGGACGGCTCTCCCTATCGGCCGCTCGACCCGGAAGCGGCCGAGGACTGGCAGGCGACCGTCGATGCATTCCGCTCTGTTTTTGCCGACCACGTCGCCGAAGGGCGCGGGATTGGCAAGGATGAGGTCCTTGGAACGGAAGCGCGTCTCTTCGAAGGACCGATTGGAACGAAAGCGGCCGCCGATCTCGGCCTGATCGACGCTGTCATGGCGCCGGACGAAGCCTTTGCCCGGATCCTCGAAGAGATCGCGGCGACGGCCTGATCATTTCCAAATGCGAAAGGAAACCCAATGAGCAAGACTGGACGGCTCGCCCATCTCTTCAAGGGCGGCAACCCCGCACGTGCTTCCGAAACGGCCGCAGAAGGCGAGGACGAAGAGGAAGAAGACCAGCCTGTCGCAGAAGGCGAGGATGAGGAAGAGCAGGACGACGAGGCGAATACGGACGAAGGCGACGACGAGGAAGAAAATACTTCCGCCCGCGCCGGCAATTCCACGATCGACGCCGCGTTCGGCCTGCTGCGTTCCCCGGAAGCCAAGGGGCGCGACAAGCTGGCTGCCGAACTGGCCGAAGACGTCGCCAAGGGCAGGATGAGCGCGGAGCGCGCAAAGAGGCTTCTGGCGGCGGCGCCGAAGAAGGGCACCCTTGCCGATGCAATGGAAGGCAGGGACAGGAACCCCGGCCGTGACACGGTTTCGGCAAGCTCCGAACTGACGAAGTCCGAACAAAGCCTGTTGGCGACGTCGAAACGCATGCAGGAACAGCGCGCCGCGCGGCGCGCCCGCTGACGCGTCTGGCGGGGCCAAGCCGCCCGCCTCCCTAATCAGACCCCGATCTCCTAGGAGAAGCCAATGCCTACCTATAGCTATCAGCCTGGCGGCCTTGTCGCCGGGCCGTACCCGCTTGCGCATCGCACCGTGACAATCGCCAGCGGCCAGGAGCTCGAGCGCGGCGCCGTGCTCGGCCGCGTAACGGCGGACGACAAATACGTTCTCTCGGCCACGGCCGCGGTCGACGGATCGGCCGACCCGGTGGCGGTGTTGCCCGACGCGGTGGACGCGACCGGCGGCGATGTGACCGTGCAGGCCTTCTTCAGCGGCGAGTTTGCCGCCGACAAGCTTGTCTACGGCACAGGCCACGACGCCGACACCGTCGAGGCAGCTTGTCGCGTCACCGGTCTGCCGATCTTCGTGCGCAAGCGCGTCTGACGCCAACTCCGCGCCCGGCGCGGTCTCACCTCAACTTTCCGAAACAAGGATACCCGGACATGGATCCTCTTTATTCGACGACCGCGCTGATCGGGGTGCTCGAAACGCTCGATCGTCCGACCGCGTGGCTGCGTGACCGCTATTTCAGTCGGACGATTCAGTTTGAAACCAGGGAAATCGCCTTCGAGAAGCTGCAGAAGCGGCGCAAGCTGGCGCCCTTCGTCAGTCCGCATGTAGCCGGCAAGGTGCGCAGGGATCGAGGCCGGTCGCTCACCACCTTCGAGCCTGCCTATGTCAAACCGAAGCACGAGATCGACCCGGACGAGAATTTCGTGCGGCTGGAAGGCGAGCAGTTCGGCGGAAATCTGTCGCCGGAACAGCGTTACGAGATCAACGTCAACCAGAAGCTTGCCGATCAGGACAACGAAATCACCCGGCGCGAGGAATGGATGTGTGCCCAGATGCTGGTGACCGGCAAGGTGATCGTCGAGGGCGAGGACTATCCTGCGCAGGAAGTTGATTTCGGCCGCGACCCGTCTCTGACCAAGCAGCTCCTGACGACGAGCCGCTGGGGCGAGCCGGGCGTCAGCGTGCTCAAGAATATCCGGGCCTGGGCGACGGAAGTGGCTTTGCTTTCCGGATCGAACGTCACCGACGTGGTTCTCGGGGCGGAAGCGGCGGAGCTTTTCCAGGAAGACGCGAACGTTCGCGAGATTCTCGACAATCGCCGCCAGCGAAGCGGCACGCTCGAACTGGGTCCTGTCGCCACCGGATCGCAGGACATCGTCGCGGCCTATCTCGGCTCGATCGGGCAGTTCGACTTCTACCAGTACACCCAGATCTACGAGGACGAGCAGGGCAACAGCCAGGACTTCTTCCCGTCGTTCGGCTGCAGCCTGATCGCTCCGCAGGCGCATGACGGCATGATGGCCTATGGCGCGATCAAGGACAACAAGGCGCTGCGGGCCATGTCGCGCTTCCCGAAGATGTGGTCGCAGGAAGACCCGAGCGTCGATTTCCTGATGACGCAGGCGGCACCGCTGAACGTGCCGGCCGACGCCAACGGCTCGCTCTTCGTCCAGGTGCGCTGAGGCCGAATCATAGCCGCGCGATCCCTCGCGCGGTCCTCTCCTCGAAATTCAGGAAATCCAGAAATGGCAAGGGAAAAGGAAAAGGCGGTGCCGGTGCGCCTGCCGGTCACGGCTGTCATCGACGGCAAGGATCGCAAGCCCGGCGAGGTGATCGACCTGCCGGAAAGCGAGGCGAAAGCGATGCTCGCCCGCTATGGCGAATACAAGGGGCCGCCGGTCAGCGCTGCCGAGAAGCCGGCCCCGGTAAAGCCCAAGGGCGAAAAACTGACGGCGGCGATCGTCGCGGCCGTGAAGGATCTCGACGACGAGAACGACGATCACTTCACCCGCTCCGGCCTGCCGGTTCTGGCGGAGCTCGAAAAACGCCTCGGCTATGACGTGACGGCCGAGGAACGCGATATCGCCTGGGCTTCCCTGCAGGCCGGCCAGACGAACATGATCTGAGGAGCATCCAATGGACCCGGAACTTGCCGCCCTTGTGGTCGATGCCCGCTTCGAGGAACTGGGCATCGTCGGCGCCTACACGGCGCCGGGCGGTGAGCCGGTGTCCGTGCGCGTCTTCCGGTCGCGCGACGAGGATACGGCGGCGGGCTTCGGCGAAAGCCGTCCGCTCGTCCGGGCTGTTACTGTCCAGGTGCGCGCGTCCGAAGCCTCTCCCGCGAAAGGCGGTCATTTCGATATCGGAGGGCAGGTCATGAGGGTGGAAGGCCAGCCCCGGATCGAGGACCCGGCCCGCCTGATCTGGACCTGCCAGGCGGTGCCGGTATGACCCGAGAAATTCGCCTCGCCCTTGTCGGCAATCTTGCGAAGTACCTCGAGGCGGAGCGAAAGGAGGTCGCCAAGGCGATCTACGACGGCACCTTAGAGGCAAGCGAGGTGGTCCGGCGTCGTCTGCGGCAGCAGGTGACGGGCGCGGGACTTGGCGAAAGGCTCGCGAGGACCTGGCAGAGAAAGGCATATCCCGGAAAGGGCATTGTCACGCTGGAGCCGGCGGCGATCATCTATTCCAAGGCCCCGCAGATTATTCGCGGATTTTCGCAAGGCGATCCGATCCGCTCGTCCCGCGAGGCCGGGTTCCTGGCGATCCCGACAGAATTCACGCCGCGCCGGGGTCGCGGTTCGGCCCCAATATCGATGAGCCGGTTTCTTGAGGAATTCGGGCTCGATTCCCTCCGCGTTCTGCCGAAGAAGGGCAGTGGCGGGCGTGTCCTCTACGCCATCGCCGAGCAAGGATTCCGCCGAAGCCGAGGCCGGCGCGGCGGGTCTCGGCGGACCAAGGCAAGAGGCAGGATCAAGGACGAGCGGTTGCTGATGTATGTGCTGGTGAAGCAGGTGCGGCTTGGGCAACGGCTGAATATCGAGACGGTGCGCTCGGCTGCCGAAGCGCTCTACCCGCGCCTCGTCGCCCGCAAGATTTCGGAAAGGCTTGGCAATGCTTCGCAGTGACGAAGTGCTCGACGCCCTGCACGCGGTTTTATCTGCAGCAGCGGCGGCAAGCCCGGACGTGCCGGAGATCAAGCGCAACGAAACGCTGGACGATGCCTTCGAGGCGCTCGGCATCGGCGCATCGGCCTATGTCAACCTCGTGGACGGGGATCTCGAGAAGCAGGATGTCGCGCTCGGCGCCGCTGCTGACGGGTACGAGCTGGCGCAACGCGCGACGGTGGAGATCGTCGTGCAGGCCGAAACGGACGCGGCGCGTCGGGCGGCGATCGCGTCGATCGCCGGGGCGATGGAAGCGGCGATCGCGGCGGACAGAACGCTTGGGCAGACGGCGGATTTTTGCGAAGTGACCGGGCTGCGGCGGGAGAACCTGGCGACCGACGGGGTCGCCAATGTGAAGGGCGCGGAACTGACGCTGGAGATCCTGTTTCGATCCGACCGGCCGTTTTGAGAGATTATCGCTCCGGCAAGCTGGCTACGGCGAGAACCAATATAGCAGTGGGTACGACGACGCCAAAGAAATACTGCGCGACATGTAAACTAAACGTCTGGTCAATACCCCATTGATAATAAAAGTTTTGGAAGTGACTTCCTGTCAAGGCGTGAACAACTAGCAAGGTGGACAAGGTAATCGCGCCCCAAAGAACACCGATTTGTTTCTTGCCGATTTGTGCCATCCATCCGACGAGCAAGGAAGCTAACACGCAAATACCGTAATACATATTGCCTCTCCAATTAATGGAGAGGAAGGGGACGCGCTGAAGTTGTAAAAATCAAGCCCAAAAAGTCGATCCTGCTGAAATTTTATCGTCCCTTCGCGGGGCCGTTTTCGCGCAGCCATTCGATCATGATTTTTCGACTAACGACAAATCGGCGGCGGGCAGGGGCAAAGATCGGCTGGCTGAATTTCAGCAAGATCACGGGTAGCTCGGTGCTTCTACCGAATCATACTGTCATCGATCCGCTGGCCGGAGGCCTGCGCAACGGGAACTGACCGGGCGCTCGCCGCCCGACTGACAGGACAACACCATGACATTTGAAGGCGACGAAGAACCCGCCGGGGAGGCCCCGGTGGCAACGGTTTCCTGCGTCCTGCTGGCGCCCGTCGACGGGCTTGGCCAGCGGGGCGCGGTGGTGACGCTCGACCTTGATCGGGCGGCGGATCTGGAAACGGCGGGCGCTGCGCGCCGCGCCAGCTTGCGCGATCTGCAGATCGCCGGAACACAAGGAGCATCGTAGATGGGAACGGCACCGACGCCGCGCGGCAAGACGGCAAACCTGCTGCTCGGCACCCAGGCGGATTTCGCGACGCCGGCGGGCGGCAACTATGTCCGCACGTTCTTCTATTCCGAAAGCCTGGGCGAGGCGGAACCCTTCGAGGACGATCCGCTGCTCGGAACGCCGCGGGCGAACAACCGGGACCGCACGCGGCCGGCGCCGGGTCTTGCCTCGCTTTCCGGCGATATCACGATCCCGATCGATATCAATCATTTCCCGATCTGGCTGGAAATGCTGTTCGGGGCGGGCGTGAGCGCCGGAGCGGGGCCCTACACGCACACCTTCACCTCGGGAAGCGAGGTGCTGCCCTATACGACGGTGGAAATCGAGAAGCGGGCCGGGGCGTCCTTCTTCCAGTCGATCGGCTGTCTGGCCTCCAGCCTGTCCTTCGACACGGCGCGGGCCGGCGGCTTCCGGCAGGCAACGGTGTCGCTCGTCGGGCGCAACCAGGTGAGGCTTGGCGCCAGCGGCGGCGGCATGCCGGCGTCGGTGCTGGACCGGGCACCGGTGGCGGCGGCGGTCGGCCTGCTGCGCATCGACGGGGTGCTGGCGGCGAACTTCCTGGGCGGGTCGTTTTCCTACCAAAACAACCCGGAGCCGGACGAGGCGATCAACGGCAGCAAGTACCTGTCCGGCTACAATCTCGACGGAGATGCGGTGGCAAGCGGCACGGGCCGGGTGCGCTACGTCAACGAGGCCTATTACGACATCATGCAGGCCGGCGACCCGGTGGCGATGGAGCTGGAATACGCCAATTCGGCCAATGAGAAGATTGTGTTTTCGATGCCCGCCGTGCGTTTCGAGAAGCAGGCCTTCGCGCCGATCTCCGGGCCGGGCGGCCTGCAGGCGGATTTCAACTGGACGGCGGAGCAGACGGACAGCGAGCCGATGCTGACCGTGACCGTCACCAACGCAATCGAGGCCTATGCATGATCATCCTGAAACCGCTTGACCGCAGCGTGAAGGAAGAAACCTTTCCGTTCGGCGTCAAGGTCACCATGCGCCCGGCCTCGTCAATCGAACTGGCGCAAGCGCGGGACGAGGCGGCCCGGATGGTGGCTTCGGCCTTGTCCGGCGCGCATGCCGTCGCCGAGTTCGGATTGCCGGAAGCGGCGCCGGCAACGGACGTAAAGGGGTTGGTCGGGCTGAGCCGCTTCCTGGCGGCGGCGCTCGTCTTCGAGCAGGTGGTGTCCGGCTGGCGGGGCGTGGCGGGCGAAGACGGCCAGCCTGCACCGCTCGATCGCCGCTCGATTGGGCTTTTCCTGTTGGAAAGCGCATTGTTCGCCGCGTTCGAAAGGCTGGCCTTCCGGGCGGTCCATCTGGAGCAAGCCGAGGGAAACGGCTTCGCCGCCTCGCCGGCTGGTACGGCCGGGGCGGCGGCGCCTATTGCAACGGATGCCGGCAGCAAGGTCTCGACTGCGGGACGCGGTGCCCGTCGCGCAAGGAAGCGCCCCTGACACCGGAAGGTCGGGCGGCGGCGGAGGTCTGCGGCCAGGCTGGCGTCTGGCGCGTCAACGGCTTTTCCGGCCGGGTTGACGGTCTCGACACCGGGGAGGCCCTGAGGCGGATCGTCGGGCAGGGCCTCGACCCGGCGTTGGTCATGGCCTGCCTGACCGCTTTCGAAGCCGGGTTCGTCGCCCGTGCCAACAAGCCTGAAAGCGAAACAGATGAAGAGGATGCCTAGGGATGGCGCCGCGAAACAACGAAGTCGGCATCCGTCTTGTTGCGCGCGACGGCAAGGTGGTGGAAGCGGCGCTGCGGAACTTCGGCAAGGAAGGCGAGGCCGCCCTGAAGCGTATCCAGCGGGCCAGCCAGCCGGCGAATGCCGGTCTCCGGGCGGTGGACGCGGCTGCCGACAGCCTGAAGTCCAGCGCGTCGGGTTTTGCCAGCGCACTCGGCCCGGCAGGCGCCGCGCTTTCCGCACTTGGCCCGATCGGAACCAGCCTGGCGGTAGCCATCGGCGCGCTGACGCTGGGTCTTCGGTCGGCGTCGGCCGAAATTGCGGAGATCGGTTTTGCCGCCCGGCGCGCTGGCATCGACGTGGAATCCTTCCAGGAACTGGCCTTCGTCGCGGAGGAAAACCGCATCGCGGTCGATGCGCTGACGGATGGCATCAAGGAACTGAACCTTCGCGCGGACGAGTTCATTTTCACCGGTGGCGGCTCGGCGGCCGAGGCATTCGAGCGGCTCGGTTTCTCGGCGGAAGAACTTCAAGAGAAGCTGAAGGATCCTTCCGCCCTGCTGGTGGAGATCATCGGCCGGCTGGAGCAGCTCGATACGGCGGCACGGATCCGCATTGCCGACGAGCTTTTCGGCGGCACTGCCGGCGAGCAGTTCGTCGCCCTGATCGACCAGGGCGCGGAGGGGATTCGCCAGACCATATCGGAAGCGCATGAATTAGGTCGCGTTCAGACCGAAGAGATTATCAAGTCTGCCGAGCAAATAGATAAGATATATGTTCGCATTTCCAGAACTATATCCGATCAGTGGAATAGTGCTCTCGTTAATGTTGCAAATTCGACGTATGAGTTATTCGATTTCCTACAAGACAACGAAAATCTGACTGATCGATCGCTTCTGAGAAAGTTGAACGATACAAACAATGAAATAAACGAAGCCTTTGAAAAACTAAAAGATATCGACAGACAACTAGAAGGCAGAATCTTTGCTGCTCAAAGGCGAGAGTTGGAGCGTCTTCGTGATCAGACGCTTGCGGAAATCGGCAATCTCAACGCCATCAGGCAGGAATACGAGGCGGAGATCAAGCGACGGGAAGTCGGTGCCGGCACTTCCGCGAGCGGCAACCGGGAACCAAGCCGAGAGGCGCAAGAACGAGCGCGAGAGATCCTTGAAGGTCTCGTAACGGAGGGAGAAAAATACAAGGAGCTGCTTGAGGAAATCGGCCGTCTGGAAAGCCAGGGCCTGCTGACCGCCGAACAGGGGGCGGCGGCGCGCAGGAAAGCCGAGGAAGACTACCAGAAGATCGTCGAGCGCGGCACTCGGACCAAGAGCGACGCCGACCGGGAAGCGGCGCGCATGCTGCGCGAGGTGGAGGGCATCCTCCGGGCCGCCAATACGCCGGCGGAAGAACTGGAAGATCGGCTTGCCCGGATCTCCGAATTGCAGTCCGCCGGGACGTTCGATCGGGCGGTCGGCGGCGACGGCGCGCAGGCGGGTGTTGGCGATGATGAGGCCTTCCGCGCGCGTGTGGCGGCCTTTCGCGAATATCTCGAGGCCGCCGAGGATACGGAAGAGGCGCTCCTGCGCGTGCAGGACATCGCCGAAAACGGAATCGGCGCAGGTGCCGCGGCGGCGCAAATCGCATTGCTTGAGCGCCGCGCCGACAGCTTCAAGGATGCGATGGTGGAGGCCGGCAACACGATTGCCGACGCCCTGACGGACGCGATTTTCGAGGCGAGAAGTTTCGGGGATCTTCTGAAGAACCTCGCGCTGCAGATCACAAGGGATTTCACGAACGACACGCTTCGCAACCTGCTTGGCGGCACGCCAAACGGCGGTGGCAGTTCGCTAATCTCGACGATCGGGCAGCGTTTCGGCGATCTGATTGCCGGCCGCCGCGAGTTCGGCGGCCCGGTGCAGGCTGGCCGCGCCTATCTGGTTGGCGAAAAGCGGACCGAGGTCTTCGTGCCGGACCAGAACGGACGAATCCTGCCGAGCGTCGACATGCTGTCGCCGTCTCCGGCAGGGTTCGGGCCGGCGGGTATCGGCGCTGCCACTGCCATTCGTGACGGGCTGGCGGAAGGGCTTGCCTCGGTTGCCCGACTGGCGTCCGGGACTGGGGCGGGGACGACCCGGGCCGCGCCACTGCCGCCGATCGTGAATGTCTATTCGCAGGGCAATGTGGAGCCGGACGTGCGGCAGCGCCAGCGGCCTAACGGGCAGCAGGAAATCGACGTCCTGCTGCGGCCGGTGGAGCGTCATATCGCCCAGGGGATTTCGGAGGGCGGCCCGGTGGCATCGGCAATCGAGCGCCGCTTCGGGCTAAGCCGGGCGAACGGACTGACGGGGTAAATGCATGAGTTTGCCAACCTGGCCCGCCGGGGTGCCGCACCAGCCGCTACGGTCGAGCTGGCGCATCAGCCGGCCATTCAATCCGGCGGTGCGGACCGAATTCGAAGCTGGCAACGACCGGGTGCGGCCGGTCGGGACGGTCCAGTACCGGCAAATTGCACAGTCGATCCGGATGACGGATACCGAATTCGCAAGCTTTGACGCCTTTGTCAGCGACGACCTTGAAAAGGGCAGCAAGCGTTTCCGCATGACTGTCTGGCTTGGCGGCAGCTTCGAGGAAAAAACCGTGCAGCTTGCCGGCGAAAACCCTTTCGAGGCGCAGCAGCGCAACCGCGCGGTCATCGTCTCGCTCACGCTCAAGGTGCAGCTTTGACCGAAGATCTTCGAACGCTCGCGATCCGCGAGGCTTACGCCTCGCGGACGTCCGACACGATCCTGCAGACGATCGAGCTCCGCCATCCGGCCTTCGTGAACGGGCAAGGCGCGACGATCGCTCTGCGTTTCGTTCTGAACGGGGAGGACGTAGCCCTTTTGCTGGAAGACGACGCGGTGATGAATGCCGGCGAGACGGTCATGTTCACCGCAATGCCCTTCGGGCTTGAACCGCCCTCGTCCAGCGAGGGGCAGGTGCCTCAGGTCCGTTTCTGGATCGACAATGTTTCGTCGCAGATTCACCCGCATCTGCAGGCGGCGGTCCGCATCCGCGCGCCGATCGTGGCGACCTGGCGGGAATACATCGTCGGTCTGGACGGTCCGCAACAGCGCGTCGACGGCATCGAGCTTCGCAACGTCAAGGTGACGAATGCCCGGGCGACGGCGATTGCGAAACTGAACGACTGGCAAGACAGGCTGTTCCCGGGGAAAGTCTATACCCGGGATGAGTTCCGGACCCTGTCATGAGCGTCTCTCCCGATGCATTGGGCGCGCTTCAGGCGCTCATCGGTTCGCCTTATTCGAATACCGACGAAAGGCCCGGATATCACTGCTGGGGCCTCTTTTGCGAGGTGCAGCGCATCCTCGGGCGCGACGGTCTTCCCCGCATCGTCCTGGAGCGCATGACGGCTGCCTCGCAGGGCGATGCACTGCTGCATCACGGGGAGCGCGAGAACTGGCGCGAGATCCCCGCGCCCGTGCATGGAGCGGCCGTCATGCTCGGCCGCTCGCGACTTCCCATCCATATCGGCGCCTTTGTCGGCATCGACGGAGGCGGCGTCCTTCACGCGACCCCCAAATTGGGGGTCGTCTTCGAAACCCTCGAAACATTGCGGTTTGCGGGATGGCGATATCAAACGTTTCTGGTGCCGGTCACCTGACCGGCCTTGCGGCGCCGGCCGCGCCTTGTACCCCGATTCCCGTGTCGCATGTGTTCGGTATGACCATTGCCGATGCGGTTGCGCATATCCCGGGCGGCCTTGTCTTTTATGTCGAGGTGGACGGGGTGCCGGTCCTTCGCGCTGGGTGGAACAGGATTCTTGCGCCGCGCGAAAACCTCACGGTGATCATTCTTCCGGCTGGCGGTAGCGTGAAGGACGTGCTCGGTATCGTGGCGCTGATCGTTCTGACCGCATTCGCCCCCTACGCCGGCGGACTGATCGCGACCGCGCTCGGCGCTTCGGCCACGGGCCTCGTCGCCGGGATCGCGGGGTCCGTGATTCTTGCCGGCGGCGGTATTCTGATCAACACGCTGCTGGCGCCGCGCCCGTCTGCCTCAGCGGCCGCGCAACTGGAAGCCTCTCCGACCTATTCGACGTCGTTTTCGGGCAATCAGGCGCGGCTTTTCCAACCGATCCCCGTCCAGTATGGCCGCCATATCCTGCGGCCGGACTACGCCTCCGATCCCTATCAGGAGTTCGACGGCAACGATCAGTATCTCTACCTATTGTTCAGCCGGGGCATGGGCCGCTCGGACGTCGAGGATGTGCGGATCGGCGAGACCGTGGTCTGGCGGAAGGACGGCGGCTACACCGGCGCGGTCGACGACCTGGAGATCACATTCTACGATCCCGGCGAGCAAATCGACGCCTTTCCGGTCCAGGTGGAGACCTCGGCGGAAGTAGCCGGGCAACTGCTGGCGAACATCCAGTGGATTGGCCCTTATACGGCCGTGCCGGCAGGCGAGAAAGCGCACGAACTGTCCGTAGATATCATCCTGCCGCAAGGCCTTTATCGCATCAATGACGACGCGAGCCAGGGCAGCGCAACTGTTTCCTTCACCTTCGAATACAGAGAGATCGACGACAGCGGGATTCCGTCCGGCGACTGGATGGTGCTTGCCCAGGACAACGTGACCCTGACAACGGCTACGCCGCACAGGCGTACCTACCGAATGGAAGTGAGCCCCGGTCGCTACGAGGTCCGGGCCCGGCGAGACAATGCCTGGAGCGAGGATGACCGCGTTCAGGACCGCCTAGAATGGGGTGGCCTTCGCGCGCATCTTGACGGGCCTCAGGCATTTTCCGACATCTCGACCATGGCGATGCGCGTTCGGGCGAACGAGCAGCTCACTTCGCAATCGTCGCGGCAGGTGTCGCTGGTACAGACGCGCATCCTGCCCGTATGGGACGGCAACGCATGGGTGGATCAACCGACGCGCTCGATCGCATGGGCGGCGGTAGATATCGCCATGAACCCGGTTTATGGCGCCGGGTTGCAGTCCGCCCGCGTCGATCTGGCGGAGTTCCTGTCCTATGACCAGGTGTGGGAAGCGCGCGGCGATCACTTCGACGGTGTCTTCGACACACGAGGAACCCGCTTCGATGCGATCAATACGGTACTGGCCGCCGGACGAGCGTCGATTTCCTTCCTTGGCGACAAGGTATCCATGGTGCGCGACGAGCAGAGGCAGCTCGCCTCGCAGGTCTTCAGCGACCGAAATATCGTGCGTGGCTCGCTCGAGGTCGAATACATCCTGCACCGCGAGGATTCCGCCGACGACGTGATCGTCGAATACATGGACGAGACGAGCTGGAGCTTGCAGGAAGTCCGTTGTTCGATCGCCCAGTCGGCATCGCAGGTACCTGCGCGGGTGCGAGCTATCGGCCAGACGAACCGAGACCACGTCTGGCGCGAGGGCATGCATCTGGCGGCGGACAATTTCTTCCGGCGTACGACAGTGCGTTTCCGCACGGAGCTGGAAGGCCGCTTGCTGAAACGCGGATCTACGGTGCTTGTCCAGTCGGAAATGCCGCAGACATGGGGATCTGCGGGATTTGTCGAGGCGGTCATCGGCAACGATCTTACGCTGTCGGCAGCTCCCGAAACCGATCCGGCAAACACCTATATCCGCATACGACTGAAGCATGGCGGCGAGTGGGGGCCGGTCAAGGTCAACTTCGTGCCAGGTTCTCGCGTCGTGACGATGGACGCGGGCGATCTTGCGCTGGTGACGGCGCAGATCGGGCCAATCGACGATCACCTGGAGGACAACGGAGACGAGGCACCGACCTACCTCCTCGGCGAAGGTATAGAATTCGCGTTTCGCGGCAAGGTTCTCAAGATGGAGCCGGAACGCGGGCAGGTATCGCTGGAAGTCGTGATCGATGACCCGGCAGTCTATTCGGCGGATCAGGGAATATCGATACCGGCGCTGCCGACCCCGGGCTTGCTGCCGCCATCATCCGGACTGCCGGTCATCACTGATCTTCAGGCACATCGGGAAATAAGCGTTACCGAAAGCCATCTCAGCGTATCGGCGCGGTGGCCGGCAGGGGCAAGGTCGTTTGTCGCTGAAATCTCGTATGACGGGTCGGTTTGGACACCTGTCTACGAGGGGTCTTCGCCGGCTTTTTCGGTCGCAGTGCGCACGGATGCCCTGACGGTCCGGATGGCGGGTGTGGGCTCGGGGCGTGGCCCGTGGGCTTATCAGGCTGTGGCGGCCGTCGCGCCGGAGATCCGTGTGCCGCCGGGCACGCCGATAGAAGCGACGAGCGTCATTGAAGGCTCGGTTGGCCGGGCACAGATGGATGCGGCGGCGCGGTCGCTGCTGGCCTATCTGGACGACGACGAGACCAATCCGGACTCGCTCGCCTATGTCCGCCGGCTGTCTGAGCAGGCGGCCGAGGGCGCGCTGGCTGCGATGATTGCGATCCAGCAGCGATCGGACAAGCTGACGGCGCAGGCGGTGCGCGCCGGCGTGCATTTCCAGGCGGAGGTATCGCGGCTCGACGTTGCGATTGTCACTGAAACCGCAGCGTTGGCTTCGTCAATCCTCGACCTCACTGCGACGGTAGAGGGCAAGGCCGATGCGTCGGCCCTGTCGGCGTTGGACGCCAGGGTGACGACGGCGGAAGGCACGATTACGTCGCAAGCCCTGTCGATCACTCAACTCATGAGCGATCTTTCCGGGCTGACCGGCACGGTCGACGCGAACGCCACGGTCCTGAACGGCCTGACGACGACGGTGATGCAGCAGGGCAACGACATCAGCGCCAATGCGGCAGCGATTACCCAAGTCTCCGCCATGGTCGACGGAGCGACCGCAGGCGGCTTCTACCGGCTTTCGGCGACGGCGGGCACGCTGCCGGCAGGCGTGGCGGCCGAATATGTCGTGCAGCTCAACAGGGGTACGCCGGAGACGCCCGATTTCGAGAGCGCGGGAGAAGTGCTCCAGCTCCTGACCGGGGGCGGCAGCCGCAAGGTCTTCATGGTCGATCAGGTGTTCTTTTCGGACGGCGCAAATATGTCGCGCGGCATCTATTTCGAGAACGGCAAGGCGACGCTGGATGCCGCGAGTGTCGGAACCGTTACCGCCGGTAAAATGCAGTCCGAGGATGGCAAGTTCCTCATCGATCTCGACAACAAACGCATCAGGATCATCGCATGACGACCTATTCGGCCGGCACGATCTCACTTTCGGCCTACACCAATCGCGTGACGGGCAACAGTACGCAGTTCGTCGGCAATGTCAGGCCGGGCGACTGGCTGGTCTGCGACGGCGACGCGGTGATGGAGATCGCCGAGGTCGTCAGCAATACCGAGCTACGGCTTTATTCCGGCTGGCCGCGCGGCAACCGGACCAGCATTGCCTATGTGATCGAGCACACCAATCATCTCCCTGGGCCGCAAGCGGGCGAGGTGGTCTTCAGCGCGGACGGGCAGGCCGGGCGTGTGTCGATCTACTACGGCCCGGAGGATCTGGCGCTGGAGGCCGACCCGTTTTCGGATCTGAGCCGCGTCAAGTTCCATTCGGACTTGCCGTATATTTCGGTGGTGAACGTCATCGAAGGTACGATGAACGTAAATAGCGACGGCGTCGACGCCTATTCGAAGAAGTTCCAGCCGATCTTCAGCCATGGCCTTGGGTATACGCCCCTCGTCTTCGGGGCGATCACCAATGCGCGCAACTATGACTGGTCGCAAACCTATCCGACTTATCTCGGCAATATCACGGTGCCGTGGAGCGGTACTGTACCCCTCGCGGGGTCGCTGCCTGGTAACGGTGAGCCATACACTCATATGACGCTGGATCTCGGTGCCGACATCAACGATGTGTTCCTGATGTTCCGCCGCCAACTGGCGCCGGCAAACACGCCACGGGACGACCTGACGATCGCCTACAAGATCTTCATCACCGACTATTCGATGGAGTCGGGTCTTGCGGTCGGCGGCCCGCCCTACGCACTGATCCTGGACGCTTTGGCCGGTCGTCTCGTCGTGGCGGATGGCAAGTTCGACAGCGAAAAGCGCCAGCTCGTGCTGGACGGTTTTGACGGTGGCGACAGCATCCCGGCGGCGTTCGGCGAGAACGTGGCCTATGGCGAGTTCGACAATTTTCAAATTCCGGTGCCGCATTCGGTCACGCCAAACGCGGCATACCCATTCCCGTCGTCGGGCTATTCCGATGAAAACGACATCTATCACGGGCGGCCGGTGATCGGGATGGGGGCGTGAATGCGGGACTTCGACTATAACGACGGGAGGCTGGTGACGGTCAACAGCGCGGGCAAGACGACGCTCGACACCGACAAGAGAATGCTGCTGATCCCTGACACGATCTTTTCCGGCAGCATCGTCATCCCGCAAAGGACAGTGTCCGGCTCGTCGGGCACGGGCGTCCGCTGGCAGCGGTTTCCGGTTGCCGATGTGGGGCCTTATGCCAGCCTCGCGCAAGGCATGATCCGGGTTACCGGCAACGGCAACTACTACAGCAGCGACCGATGGATGGTGCTCGGCGGCGGGGCCCTGATACAGGCGAACTGGCAGCGCGCGATCAGCCTGCGGTTCTGGCAGACACTTGGCGCCGGCATCATGAACGAGAAGCTTTACCTGATCGCGACCAGCTATTCGGCCTGGACCTCGGCAAGCCTGCCGGTCGTCTTTCCCGCGCTGACGGTCGAATACCGGATGGTTGCCGGCACCTTCAACTGACCTTCCGCCCCACTTTCTGACCTTCCAAAGGCTCGCGATCGCGGGCCTTTTGCTTATCTGGAGACCTGCATGTCCAGCTACAGGATCGGCTTAGCTACGGTCACCAATGGCAGTGCGTCGGTTGCCATTGCCGGCGCAGAGCTGACCAAGGGTGCCAATGCGCGGGTGGGTGATCTTTTCACGCGCGACTGGTCGGCCTTTTATGAAATCGCGGCAATCGGCGGCGATGAGGCGCTGACGCTCGACCGGCCCTATGCCGGCGCGACGGCGACTGGCGTTACCTATGCGATCCTTAAAGTGTCTGTGGCCCGCCACACGGCGGCGGCGGTGCTGGAGCAGGTGGGGGCGCTGGCGACGGCCACGGCGTCCGTGCTGTCGGTCAGCGGCGACGACAAGCTTCTGAGCCTCGACAAGGCGGAAGCGGCCGGCGCAGCGGGCCTGCTGTTACAGCGGGGCGGGGCGCACCGTTTTCGGCTTGGGCTGTTCGGCTCGGACGATCTCAAGATCCAGCGCTCGCCTTCCGGATCGGGCAATGACTATGTCGACGTGCTGTCGATCGCGCAGGCAACGGGTGCGTTGACGCTTACGGGCGTCACGCTCGCCAATCCGGCCGTAACCGGCGCGGCTCTGTTCGCCGCCGGCAGCGCCG